ATGCGATACGTTGTAACTTTAATGATCTTTCTCTTTGTAAGTGCTTCAGCTTTGTCTGACGACTCGGAAACGAATCCATTGGCTAAAAAGATTAAAACTAAGATTCAAAGGAAAGCAGACAATAAATTTGATGACTACCAAGGNTATTGTGATGTCATGATAGAGATGGAACACAAAGGTAAAAAAGCAGTAATAAAAAGAGTAACCAGTAGTGGTGACAAAAAAGTTTGTCGGTATGTGAAATCCAACTTGAGGAAAGGAAAACACTATCGTTATAAATATCCAGAAAAGTATATTCGGCTTCATATAGCCACAGGTTCGTGATTGCAATGTTGATTAGAAGCATCGGGCAGCAAGAGCGCAAAGCTTTCAGACTCGATGAACTAGATGAAAATGAAGTGGCTCTCGTGTAATTGGTTGGGAATGCAGGCTACAGGTGAGCCATAAACCAATCATCTCGCAATAATAATCCGCAGATAAAATCAGTATGGGAAGGAATTGCAAAAAAGTTTAATGGGCTTGGATTGTCAGGAATCTCAATGGCTTGCACTGGATTAGCCTTAGTGATTGCAAGTCCACAGGAACCCCTATANCAGTGCGCATTATATCTGCTTATGTTGAATGCGATTGCATATGCTAGTCCTATAAAATGTCTCTCTTTTGAGGGACTATTCAATGAAGTATCACGAAATGACTAAAAACTATATTTTTCGTGAATTTGAATGTGGTTTATCCGTCGAACAAGCTGCTGAACTTTGTTTAAAAACTGTGAGGACAGTCAAGGAATGGGATAAGGGGAAAACCATTCCACCTGAGTGTAAACGGTTAATGAGAATGGTTAAAGGAAGAGAGCTAGGTCAAGACCCGAGTTGGGAAGGTTTCAAAATACAAGGTCAGAGGTTGGAGCTACCAAGTGGAGAGTTGGTTACGCCGCAGCAAATTGTAACCGGGATAGCTCTTTTACAGATAGGGGCTGAAACCGACCTTTTGATATCAACTAAGATTTTAAAGTTTGCACGGATTCTAAGCTCTATGAAATAAGATGACGCAGTCTTCATAAATGAAGACTGCGTCAAATGGCTGTTGGATTAGTGGCATATGCGCTGATAAACTCTTTCGATAAGAGTCGTGTATGGAATTTTATGATGTATAAAAAATTAATAGATATTAGAAATCAATATATCTTGAAACCTAAAAGTAATGGGGAAGCATTTTATGAATATAAAGATGGTGAATATAAAATAACAGATAGAAACTTATTGAACTATGACCATAGCAATGGTGACTTAACTGTTCTAGATGGTGAAATATATTATGTTTCTACATTAAGAATGAAAGTTTCAAGTATAAAAAATCATAAAATATCCATAATGGTTAAGGATTATGATGGGAATATATTAGAAATACCTTACTCAAAAAGAGAGCCTTCAGGAGTAACACTTACTTACTATAGATGGGATATAAAAAGGTTTGTTAAAGAAATAAAAATATTATCTAGTAATGAAATATACGATAAATTATTTGTATTAAGCATAACCGGAAGAAGTGCTGAAGATATCGCTGAGCTTATGGGCGACTTTATGGATGAAAGTGGTCAGTTGCATCAGGAGATAGAAGAAGCAAATGAAGAGCTTAGAAAGTTGAATGGCTTGCGAAGTGATATACAGGATGCAAATGAAGAAAAGTCAGAAATAGATAGTGAAATCAAAACTAAAAAGTTAGAGCTTGGTAATTTGAACTCTAAGATTGAGGACCAGAAGGCGACAATACTGAATTTAGAAGCATCCACTGACGAAGTCAAAAAAGACTTGAATTTCTTGGAGTTAGAGTCGGATAGCATCAAAAAGGCAATCAGATCTAAAGCTGAAAATTTACAATCTTTGAACGAAAATAAAGAAAAAATTAACAATGAATTGAGAAAGATTGGAATTAGAAAGAAGTAAATATAGTGAGGACTTTGTAACATACAAAGAGGAAATACAAAAACAAAACTACTTATACCTGACATTGTTTACACTGGGTCTCATTATATCATATGCGGTATTTTATAAGTTAATAGAAGGCGCTTATAACTTGGCAGAGCTGTTTAATAAAGGTGAGGATATATATCAATTGATATTAAGTAGAACACCAATAGTAATAATTTATATAGGTCTACTAGGTTTGGCAGGGAAAGGTTTAGCACATTTCTACTCATTATTAAAAGATAACCTTGAAGATATGAGAAGATTAAAGAAAACCGTGTATTTAGTGACTCATATAAGTGAAAGCCAATCATTTGATTTAATCGAAAAAGGTTTGGAAACAAAAGATGTTTACAAAATGAGAGTTGATGAGAAAATGAAAATTGTTCGAGATTTGCTCAGCATTGAAATGAGTGAAAATCATCAACCTTCAAATGAAGTTAATTCTAGTATTGATATGGGAACAATAAAGGACAGCATGGCAAACCTGACTAAAAAACTTTAAGCCAACAGAGCGACTGACACTTTCTCATATCAGAGCACAAAGCAAGTTTCTGAGTGGTAATTTCCCCCCGTAATGCTCTACGGGGGTGTATAAAAGCTGATTTCAATTACACACCGAACAAAAATGATATGCTACCATGCACTCATTTTTTATGAGTGAGGAACAGAAAGTGCCTGAATTACTGATACTTATATCCTTAGCGTGTATTGTGTATCTATTTACAAAGAAGGGAAAGAAACCTAAACGTAGGCTTAACGAATGGGAACAAGGTGCAGCAATCAGAAGACCGAACAGCGTGCATTCTTTTGAACCCAAAGTTGTAGAAAAGACCCCAAAGATAGTCGAAGTACCTCTGCCGAAGACTGGCAATAAGACCAATTCTGTACCTCACAAGAAAAGTACATACTTGGCTACCAAGACAGAGCGCAAATTCTATAGGGTGTTGCAGGAGCTTATACCTGATAAATACGTGATTCATAGCCAAGTTTCATTGATGGCGTTAGTTCAACCGACCAATTTTAAAGATAACTCTCGAACTTGGGCTAAAAGAATGGACTACGTGATAACGGATAGAGACACAAAAGTATTGGCGGTCATCGAGCTAGATGATTCATCTCATAGACAGAAGAAGAGACAAGAACGAGATATATACGTAAACAATGCACTTAACGGACACCATCCGTTGCTTCGGTTTGAAGCTAAAAGCTCTTATGACAAAACACATATCGCAACCGTATTAGAACGTGACACGATAATAAAGTGTAGAGAATTGGAAAGCGTATTACAGTACAGCTAAAGCAGAGCCGAACAGCAATTGTTCGGCTTTTCTTTTAACTCAAAGTATCGTGGTTCTTATCGTTACTTTAAGTTCTTTATCTACCGTATTGGTCTTTTCTGACCGGAATAGAGCACCAAGCAAAGGCACATCCATCAAGACAGGCACACCGCTTACCGAGTCTCGCTGCTCTTGAGAAATCAAGCCACCTAAAGAGATCGTTTGGCGGTCTTTGACCTTGACCACTGTTTGCAATGTTCGCGTATTGGTGATGATATCGGATGCGATAGAGGAATCCGTTACCGAATCGGATTTTTGCATTATCTGCAACACAACATGATCACCAATCACATGCGGTACTACCTCAAGTGATACACCCACATCCTTACGTTCAATTTGCTGGACTCGATTACCGCCGTCAGTTACCTCAGACGAAGTGAGGAACGGCACGTTCTGACCAACCGTGATGTAACCGCGCTCCCTGTCCATAATGAACATGTTTGGGCGTGATAAGAGCTTGGTATTCTGATTCTTTGATACAGCTTTGATAAGCGCATTAAAATCACCGCCCTCATAGAACAACAAGTTATCAACGGCTTTCTTAATTGCGGTAGGCTGCGAAACAAAGCCAGCCTCACTCAGTGCCAAATCCATATTTACACCGACTTCCTGAGAATCACCGAGCTCAGTTTCGGTAATTACTGCCTCGATAAAGACTTGCTTTTGTGGTCTATCAATCCCTTTGATGAGCACATCAATGTGCTTCAATTGGTTCTCAGAGCCAGTCACGATAATGCTGTTTGTGGTCGGTAATACCTCAACCTTGTAATTCTTAATTGCTTTATTGTTCAGTGTTTGATTCTGCGTTGCAGCAAGCATCGAAGAAATCAAATCAACGACCTTGGTATTTCGAACATTCTCAAAGAAGTACAGCTTCACTTGAGAAGGTTCGAAGGTTTCCACCTTGTTAGCGTCAGCAATGATGGTAAAAACGCCGTGGTCATGCGTAAGCTCGTAACCATGCGCACGAAGCACGGAAAGGAAAAAGGCTGGATAGTCCTCATCTTTCAAATCCGGTGCGGTAAAGCTGACCTCACCAGTAACACCTTGACCGAGCACCACCGTATTCCCAGTATGAACCGAGAACCACGATGCAAAGTCTCCAATCGGTGTGTTCTTTGCCTCAAAAGGCGCAGAGCTTGCAGCAAAAGAAGGGGAGCTGAGCAGGGTGCACGCGAGCAGAAAGGTGGTAATGCTGGATGTGGAAAAGTTGGAACAAGCCGTAGTTTGTTTCTCAACTTTACCACAGCGCATAGTGAGCAACGAGAGCGCTGATAATAAGCCTCCGGCACAATAAGATTTTTTTTGTTTTTTTGAAAGACAAGCTGTGAGTTTTGCGATTATCCATGACATAAAGCGCACCTTATTCCCTAGCACATGACTTTGAATGATTGACCGTTGCCGCTAACCGTAATGGAGCAAGAGCCGTTAGATTGAGCCGTAAAGCCCTTTGCGTATAGTTGCGACGACGACAGACGCACATCGTCCTTAACGAGCACAAAAGACGGGGCTACATTTGGGGGATTCATTGACGATTCGATTCGATAGCCGTCGAGCAAGTCACTCAATGACTCGCGAGGCTCCGAGGCTTGAGCCGTTTCGGGTTCCGTCGATATGTTCGGTGTGCCAACTAAGGTGAACACCGCAAACGAGACGGCGACACCTGCCGCAAATACACTGAATCGAGAGTATTTACGGAGATAGATTTTCGTAATGCGCATGATATTTCTCAACGTATACGGGACAGTGTAACGTCCATGGGTATAATAGGGCGGCAATACTGAAAAACGCCGTCCTCATAGTTGTTTCTAAACATCTGCTTAGTGTCATAAGAGCTGTATAAGTCCGTACCCCAGAGCATCCATTTATCGACGGTGAGCGAGTTAGCGTTGTCACCATACTTCACAATGCCAACGTGCAGCTTAGGCATTTTCAACTTGAGTTGACCGAGCGTCAGAACGGATACCGCAGTCGAGATGATAGGGACTTGAAGACGGTCTAAACGACGACAAAAAACGGTGTGTTCAGCCAGAGCGAGACGCGCTTGCTTATCAACAATCGAAATGTCTTGAACGATGAAAATCACATCCCATCCAAGCTTTCGAATATGCAAAAGGTGATCAATTAACTTTTGTCGATTCTTATCGTTCCATGTGCGCGAGTTAAACCACGTTCCGCACTCATCGAGCACAATCAAGCCGTCTTTTTTGGTGTCATAGCTCTTGTTTGCCGAACCAATCACCATCAAATCTTCCACTTGAGGCTTGTCCGGCAGACGGTAAAGGCGAGTGTTGCGCTTATCGCGTCCAAGCATTTCTTTCAAGTTGATATCGAGGTTTGTCGCTACAGGCACACCGCGCATAAACGCCTCGCGAATCTTACCGACTGCTGTTAGCGTTTTGCCTGAGCCGAGCTTACCCGTGACAAAGTAGACCGATGCCATTACGCCGCCCTCACAATCGCGTAGAACTTCCACTCCCACACCCAACGCAGCAGACGCGCCGAGTAAATCGCACTCACGCAAGGAATTGCGTTATTTGGGATAAACATGCCCGCCGCTTGTGACCAAAACGGAGGCGTGACGTAAGAAAGCCCAGTGGCAAGCGTATAAATGGCAAGAGTGAGCGCGAGTGTAAGCCCAATCAATAAGGTAATAATCACCAAGTTAATCGTGACGTTGCGCGCCTTGGCGATAAAGAACCAACCAAACAGAGTCGTCGCTATTTGTGCTATAAACGCGACCAAAGCAGGTAAACGCAACGCCGCACTAATGCCTGAAACAATAGGTAATAGCTGAATCATTAGTAATATCTCCCCGAACCTGGCTTGTTACTTGGTACAGGCGTGACCTCAGTCAGCAGGATTTCAACAAGCGTCTTAATCGTGTAGATGTAAATCAGAATGGAGAGGATCATTTTTAACTTATGAGAGAACTCACAAGAGATTGAAACGTTCCCACCATTGAGTGTTGGCAAAGAAAGCCGCATACATTCGCTAGGTTGTGGAAGCAAGTTAAGGAATGAATCAGAAACCGCAGTAATATGCGCCTCAGATTCAGCCGTAATATTCTTTTCAAGCAAATCATTTGCCGCACCAACAACCGTCGATTCATAAGAGCCTAAAGCACCAGAAACAATCGAATCCGCTTGAGTTAGTGCATCACCAACAAAGTTACTATCCAATCCATGAGGGCTTTCACAGAATCTATTCTCAGGAGTAGGGTCGCATTGTTTTAAATCGTCTAGCTTGTTCAAAAGGTCATCAAAACCTTGTTGGTTGGTTTCCTGCAAATCTCCAAGGTCGCTAGACAGCTGACCAAAACCATTACTTAACTGGTTGTTTGCCGAAGTCAGCAAGCGATTTGTATTATTGCCAATATCAGACAGCATATCGGACTGACCTTGAATGGCATTTGCTACATGGTTTGCATTATCGACAACGGTATCGGTATTCAAATCAACCGACGCCTTGAGCGCATCAAGAGCGGACTTAGTTTCCGCCTGATTCTTGTTCATATCGTTATTGATGCCAGTTAACTGCGCATTCAAATCACTGTTCATGGATTTAATAGCGGCGAGGGTATCACTCGTATTATCGACATCAGGCTCAGGTTTATCTGGGTCAGGATTACCAGTACCGCCACCACTTGGTTTATCAGGGTCGCCCAAATCACCGCCTGTTGGAGGGTCGATATCGGTATCAGTCGCACACGCTGGCCAATTAGGACCACCAATAACACAAGATTCGGGTTCAGGTGTGTCACACCAGTTGTTTTCTGGTCTACAGCACGTACCGTACCTAGGGTCCCAGTCCGGCGAATCAGGTGTACATTCCTCAGGCTCTGGGTCTTTACATGCAGGCCAATCAGATGAATCAGGGGTGCACTCTTCAGGCTCTGGAGGTGGGTTACATGACATCTCTAAAGATTCAGTTGAATCAGTACAAGACACCACAGGGTTCCAACCCTTGTCGAAACAAGCATCTTTAAACTGATTCATTTGATTTATAGTGTCAGGCCTCTCACAGAAAGGAACTGGAGGTTCTTCACACTTGCCAGTATCAGGGTTTAGTTGTTCACCATCAGGACAAGATGAAACCAAGGAGCCGTACATATAACCATTATGGGTTTTACTACCATATTTCCAAGAAACACTGACTCCAGATGTACCAACCGACAATTGAGTACAAGTGCCACCATTGTAACTATTACCCAAAGAGCGAGAGCCAAAAGCAACTACAGACCCAACAGAAATACCAGTACAACCAGTAACTAAATGTGAGTTGTTGCCAGTTTGGGTAATTTTCAAATAATCAGAAGCAAAAGCATTAAACGAAACACTCAGCAAAATAACCAGTGACGCAATGCTTTGTTTAATACTCATTTATTTTCCTCATAAAAAACGCCCCCATTCGGAGGCGTTGACCAATGGGTGTATAAAGCAGTCGTTAGAATTACGTTGCTTTGTTTGCACCTTTCTTGAATAGCTTGATGCCGATGAAGCCAACCGTTAGTGGAACAGCGATACCCCAAGTCGAGGTGAGCATATCAGTGACATAACTACCAAGCTCAGTAAAGGCGCTAGCAGCGACCTCAGGAAGTGCGGCGTTAGCACCAGACGCCGCTGTTAGAAGTGCACCACCAAATGCCGCACGTTTTGCTGTTACTACTGCGCCAGCCTTAGCCATTGCTGCGCGTACTTTGCTTTGCTTTTCCATAGTCTTATTTCCTATGTTATGTTTATGAAGAAGTTGAAACCTCAGCCGCTTTCTTGAATCCGAGAATGTGGAAGCCAATCGAGAAGCCAAGGATAAAGGCTGTCGCGAAACAGCCGAGAATGAACTCTGATGACAGCATTTATCTTTGCCCTCCGACCATCCAACCGAGCGCAACTAGCAAGAAGCAAATGCCTAAGAACACCATCAACTGAAAGTTATCGAGTCGAGCCATTAGCTCTGCAAATTGCGTCTCGGTCATGATTTAGCCCTTACTTTTCGTTTAATTGAGGTAGGGCGTAGAGGTGGAAACCGTCGATAGAGACGTGCTTGCCCTCATCGTTACCAAAACTGAATTTCTTGTGTTCCACATCAAACATCATGCGATTACCCACACAGCGCTTGAGCAGTTCGCCAGCCTTGCCGTTTTCCCAAAGCTCAGGAGAGACACGCACTTCAATGGTGTCTGTTGGGTTGGTTGTGATGAGACGCAGTTTGCCGTTTTGCTTTTGTTCGCCGTTACGGTCTGTTTTGGTTTCTTGAACGATGTCTGAAGCATCTAGAATTAAACCTTCCATTCTCATAGTGTTTTGCCCTTATTTTTACGTTGTTGGTTAGTTGAAAATTGAAATGACAGTTATTGACACAAGTCCAAGGGAAATTAATGCATCATGTCGGGCGGGGCTGCGCCCACCCAACACGACGCATTAATTTCCTGAGGGTCGGTGAGCAACAGCGCTTCCATTTCGTCATAGAGCGCTAGGTGCTTTTCGTATTGCTCGTAAAGGTCGTCATACATACGCTCGTACTCTTTTTCACGTTCTAGCGCATCAAAGTAATCGACCACGTTAGACATGATGCCTTGTTGAGCACGGATGAATTGCTCTTTGTTCTCGGTCTTCCAAGTACGGAAGCGAGTCGCGATAAAAATCTTATGGAACATCAAGCCATTCAAACGCGCTTGAGCCATATCACCGTAGCGAGTCGATGAGTATTCACCGCCCGAAGCAATCAATTTTTCGATAGAGGTTGAAACGGAGTATTCCGCTTTTACTGGTTGGTCTTTGCGCTTAACGAACACGCCGCCCATTGCGTAACAAAACGCTTTCCAGTCGCCCTCATCAGCAGAGCGGCGAACCTTTTCTAATAGAAAATGTTCGTCTTGAGATAAATCTGTAAACAAAGCATCGTCCTCTTTGAATTCATCACGAAGACGACGAAGCTCACGCCATACCGTGACAGATGGACCACCAATAAATTGAAATTGACGAATTTGATTCACACGCGCCCAAGTCACGACACGTTCTGCCGCATCCGAGCCAGACAAAGACGAACCTTTGTCAGAATCGATGTGTTGACCGTCGATGTTTTTGCTCAGGTACTTAGCGACATAACCAACGGCTGAACCTTGCGACCAGTCGATAACCTCCGCTTTGAAACGAGCTTTCTTTGCGCCTTTTTCGTCTGGCGAGTCAGCCATAGCAAGACGACGAAACTCAGACGTCACAAATTTGCGTGCGGATTTCTCCATGAACAGCAACAAGTGGTGATGCGGTGTGCCGTCTTGGTGAGGCTCGACAATGCGCATCCCGTAAACCTTGATTTTGCTCTTATCAATCGACTTACGAAGATTTGCCCAAACGCCCATTAGATAAGCGTGAGCCGCTTTCGCATCAGGCTTGCCAGCCTCAAGCCACTTCGGGTTGATGTCGCCTTTAGAAACAGAGTGAAAACGAGACGGAGCCGTCACAGTGAAGAACACCGCATCGTGATTCGACTCTTGAGCGATTTCCTCAAAGCCACGCAGACGAACGAACATTTCAGCGCGGCGAATCTCAGCGTTAGAAACCGACTTAGCGGATAACTCACTGAGTGTGAAGTAGTTAGATGGGTCAGCCTCATCGTAAGCAATCGTGTTTTCTAGCGCGATACGGTTAGACGTATTGCGATCACGTTGACGGTTTAGAGAAAAATCCGAGCAGTAAACTTGCTTACGACGTTGAACAAGCGCTAAATCACGCGCGACACATTCAACCTCGTAAGCACATTTACGGCGAAGCTGACGAACAAGCCAATGCTCATCAAGCGCACGGTTTACCAATGCGAAAAGCTCACAGTTGTTTTCTGCGTATTGAATTTGCTCAGGTGAGAATGCCAAGCCTAATGAATCAAGAAGCTGACACGCTTTATCAAAACGCGCTTGTGATTCTTCAAGCGGAATCGCACTTAATACGCGAGAAAAGTCGCGTGATTTGCGCTTAGCTAGATTGGTAATTTGTTCATCTGACATCGCGTAGCTGTAGCCGTGCTCAGTCAAACGGTCGTGAGCCTCGTTAACTGCGCGAACGGCTTCCAAAGCGTTGCGTGTTTTCAGAATGTCGGTGTAAGCGCGTGTCATGTGTCGAGCGAAGTCACCGTTACGGTGTAATGATTTCGGCAAGTCCAAACAAGGGTTAGAAGTAGGGCGCTCAATAAAATCTGACAAGTCGTGTGAGTAGATTGACGCACTCATTGCCGATTTCACAGCCGACGGAATGAAATCCTCAGGTGTTGTGAATCTGTGGTCGACGTACTCAAAACGATGGTCAAATAAGTTATCAGGAATATGCTCACATGAAGCCCAAGAATGGACAGGAACAAAATCAATCCATTCTTGTTTGCCGGACGCTAAATCAATAACAAGTTCACGCATCGGTTACGCCTTACAATCCGTGACGCGGTCACACTTTTGATTGTTTTGGTATTCAATCTTTGAGTTAACGGCATGAATCAATCGACGAGTCATTTCACAATCGGCCAGGGCTCGGTGTGCGATTAAGTCGGACACATCAACATGCTGTTGGGCGCAGGCATTAGTAAGAGATTGCCACTTGTAGTCTTCATGATATTCATTCCAAACACCGTAAAACTCTGCGTACCAAAGCATTGCGCACTGAGGAACACAGAACTTGAAAAACAAATCGTGAACGGATTGAACGTAAGCGGCGTTACAGTGCTTATCCAAAGACTGGATAATTAAGCGTGTATCAAAATCTGAGTTGTAGATGATGATGGGACGACCGTTAAGAAGTGGAAGAAAACGGTTGGAGAACATCAGATGAAAGTCGGGCGCGTCTTTAACGTCTTCATTGGTGATGCCATGAATAGCTGTAGCGTCAGCAGGAATCGAACACGTTGGTTTAACAAGTTCATCAACGATAACTTCGCCAGAATTAGCACAGATAGCAGTGAACTCAACAATTTCTGCGTCAGCTCCTAAGCCAGTAGTTTCTGTATCGATAATGATCGCATTTTCAGTAGGAAGTTTTTTCATAGCAACACCTTGACTAGTTGTGAGAGCGACCGCCAAAGCCAAGCGCGAAAGCGTCAAGGGCAAACGCCCAGAGCTAGGCGGTCTTAATTGCGATTTATGGCAATCCTAGTTGCGAAGAATGGCAACTGCAAGATGCGATTTATGGCAACTTTGTGGCTACAATGAGAAGAAATGGAGGTTCTTATGTACACAGCTGAACTAATTAACGCCTACAAAAAGGCGAAAAACTACGTACAAGATAAGCAGGTTGCGCACGATTTGAATCTAGACCCGCCGAAGATTAGTAAAATTCGCAAAGGTGTTAGGCAACTTACTGATGAAGAAGCAGTTTTTCTCGCACACGGCGCAGGTATAGACCCTGAGATCGCGTTACTAGGATGTCACGCTGATCGCAATGAAAATCCAGCGATAAAAAGCATGTGGGAAAGCATTGCAAAAAAGTATAACGGACTTGGATTATCAAGCATTTCAATGGTTTGTGCCGGATTGGCTTTAGTGATTGCAAGTCCACAGGAACCACTATTACAGTGCGCATTATATGTGTTATGTTAA